AGATTGGCCGGGGTTCTTGAACTTATGTTCTGATGATTTCCACTCCCTCTCTGTAACCAGATAAGAGAGTTGTGTCTTAAGAGATGATGGATCCCCACCAGTAATATTGGCATGGTGACCTAGACCATGGTAACGACCATAGGTGGTCCACTGAATCAGACCATATCCGCCACCATAACAACGATGGTAACTCACACGAGCGCCACCCTCACAGATGTTAGGAACAAACATAGACTCTTGTTTGATGTTACCCATCAAGGTAGCAAGAGCATACTTATCTTTAATACCATAGTCCTGAAAGAAATCCAGAGTAACGTTATCATTCTCTGTGCAACTGTTACATACCCAGCGCGTTTGTTTGGCAACAACCTCTTCCTTGATTTCTTCTACCAACTCCACAGTATTTTCTGATTCCATCTCATTCAAGATGTTAGAAAGGGGAGCTGCAGCAACATTGGTAAGACCAAGTACAGCAGTACCAGCAACAATAGGGAATAATTTAATCATAAAAAACAATAAACTCTACATCCCACCAGTTCAGATGGGCTCATATTCATTAAAGAACTCTGAGATTCTATCAGATCTCAGGTTGAGAATCAATACTTTTGTAATTAGCTTTTCTTATCAGGGGCAATTGTAATGGGTGCCTGTTCTATCCTGATGGTCTGAGCTGGAGCTGTCTGAGAAGCCTTCTCAATCAGTCTCTCCATATCAGCCTTACTTATACTTCCAGGAGCAGCTCCACCATTGGCTCCACCCTTCTTAGCAGTCTGAACACCAAAGGTGGCTAACACTCCAGTGAACACTGAGGCAATAAAGGTGGGGTCTAACTTCTGTTCAGGAATACCCAGAGCTGGAGGGAGTTTGATATAAGCCAGAGTAAGGATACCACCAGACCAGATAAGAATACCAAGCCTAACAAACGTAGAAAGGATGGCCAGTTGTTCCTCAGAATCGTCCATCTTCTCTTTAATTTTTCCAAGTGGACCCTTCTTCTTGGGTTCGTCCTTCTTGACTTCATCCTTAGGAGCGTCCATATCCTTAGAAATAACTGAGGTTATTTATCAAAATAGTCTTTACGAAAGTACCTTGAAAGGATGTTGGCATTGTAGTACAAAGGGGTACCATCTTGCATACATTCTGTCAGTACATTGTGGAGGAAGAGTTGTCTAGTCTCCTCAAAGTTTACCCTTCCACCAGTTGTATGGAGTGACAAGATTTCTCTGTTAAAATTGAACTTGCCAAACCTCTCAATATCGGCTTTAAGTTCTGGACTACTTCCGTAGTATTTCTTCCAGTCACTCTCAGATGTAACTCTTCGTCGTTTTTTGTTCGTACCATCAGGTCTAGGCTTTCTTCTTGACCAGAAGTATTTTCTACCAATATACTTTCTTCCCGAGGTGTTATTAGTAATGCGATACACGTAACCGAAGTGATCGCCAATATCGCAAGAATCAAAGGGTTGGCCATTATAAATCCAGGGATTTTCATAACTCACATAAGAGTTATACTCTGGTATATTTAGAGGGTGATTTTCAACCAGGGAAACACAGGGTCTATCACTCCGACAAGTCTAAGCATACCTTCAGCGAATAAAGCAAGAACAACCCAACCAACACACATAGAAATGACTGATGCATTTCGATTATGTTTACGAATGGCATTATCAATCATCTCCTGAACTTCTTCCTTAGTCACGCTGGCGCCAGTCATCGGGTTTGTCATTCTTAAACCATTCTAGTATGTCATCACCATCTTGGAAACCCGTCCGATGATTAGTCGGGTCAGGGTCTCCTAAATCTAATTTATTCAAAAAATCATCCATACCCCCCTCTGGCATGTCAGGGTATAGTGACTTTCTTCTTGCTTGTCTCAACATTTCTCCAGCAGACCTGTTGGCTTTGGCCAACTTGTCTGCCCATATCATCTCAATTAATAATACCTCTTCGCCCTTTACAATCTTTGAACATATGGCTTCTAGTCTCAATCTGTAGTTGGACGATAACATAGGCTAATCTCTTTCATAATATTTATTTACAGTTGGAAACCAGAGAATGTATTAGCTTTCACATCCTGTTTGATACCTCCAACCACATAGGATTCTACCTCTGTTTCTTGAGGTGCCACTTGCAACCCTTTACTACTAATCCAGTGTTGTGTCCATGGTAGGGGGTTGTTCTTAGCTGCAATATCATAGACAGGCTTGAGACCAATGGACTTCATTCTTCTATTAGCCACCCACTCAACATACTGTTTGAGCAGAGTATCATTCAAACCAATCATACTACCATCTTTGAACAGATAGTCAGCCCACTTCTTCTCTTCATTGACAGCCCTGTTAAACATAGCATATACCCACTCCTCTTCTTCCTTGGCAATGGTTGCCATCTCTGGGTCATCACCATCTCTCCACTTGTTCAGGATATTCTGAGTGATGGCCAGGTGTTGATTCTCATCCCTCGCAATGAGTGAGATGATTTTGGCAGACCCTTCCATAAGTTTAAGCTCGCCAAAAGCGAAACTACAGGCAAAAGACACATAGAAACGAATACCTTCCAGGATATTGACATTGGCAATTGCTCTGTAAAGTTTTCTCTTCACCTCTTTGAGATTGCTTTGTGCTGAGGGAACCTGTTCCAGCTGATGTAACCATGAGTTACCAGTACCATACTCTTGAGCTGACTGGATGAAGTCATCATAGGACTCAGTTACACTCTGTGCTCTCTCAAGGATCCTCTCATCAGTGATGATTTGATCAAACACTACTGAGGGATCTGAATACACATTCTTAATAATGTATGTGTAGGAACGACTATGGATCATCTCCATGAAACCCCACACTTCCATACAGGCTTCTAACTCAGGTAGTGAACAGTAAGGGATAAAAGCCATCCCAGGACCACGCCCTTGGATGGAGGCAAGCATAATCTGATACTTGAGGTTGGACGTATAGATAGGCTTCTGTTCGGGACGCAGGGTTTGATAGTCTGCCCTGTCCTTCTGGAGTGATACCTCTTCAGGTCTCCAGAAGTATCCCAGTTGTTGAGTTGTGAGTTTGTCAAATACTGGATACTTGTATGAATCATACCTTTGAACCCCAAGGGGCTTACCAAAAAACATAGGTTGTTTCTTAGTGTCATGGACTTCAGTATTGAATACTGTCATCCCTTTCACTTCATTCATTCTCTTATCTCCCTCAGAGGATACTCTGAATTCAAATGCTGCACGATTCACACTCTCCCTCCTCTACTGATTCTAGTTGGTCTAAAAGATTTTCTAATTCTGTATTTGATTTTTCTCCCACATCAACCACATCATCAGACTTCATATCATTGGTGTTCTGATAGTAAGAAGTCTTCCACCCATACTTATATGTAGTTAGGAAATCATTTGCCATCACGGACACAGGGACTTCATTGTTAGGGTAGTGTTCAGGATTGTAACTCCAGTTCCCTGATATGGCTTGGTCGAAAAACTTTTGCATGACTGCCACCACATTGATGTACCCAGTGTTGTTAGGCATATCCCACAGGAGAGTATAATTATTCTTAAGCGTTCCATAGGAGGGGACAACTTGTTTGAGGGGACCTTTCTTTGATTTCTTAATGGACAAGTAATCGCGAGGTGGTTCAATTCCATTTGTGGCATTTGACACAACGGAACTGCTCTCTGAAGGCATTTGTGCGGACAGAGTTGAGTGTCTGAGTCCGTATTCGAGGATAGATCCCCTAAGAGTTTCCCAATCATGATTCAGTGTGTTAGGTGTAATTTCATCAACATCTTTCTTGTATGTATCAATGGGGAGGATACCATCAGCATACTTGGTCCTACCAAAGTATTCACAATGACCTTTCTCTTTAGCCAATGTATTAGATGATTTCAATAGGTAGTACTGGAAGGACTCAGCCAACCCGTGTACAGCATCCCAGGCCTCCTGTGATCCATAATTATAACCTAACTTAGCCAGATAATGTGCCAGACCAATGAACCCAATACCCAGAGACCTTCTTGCCTTAGTGGCAATCTCTGCTGCCTTGATAGGATAGTTCTGGTAATCAATCAGCTCATCAAGAGACCTCACCGACAGGTCACACAACTCTTCTAGTTCCTCATCAGACCTCACCTTACCCACATTGATAGCAGAGAGGATACACAGAGCAATCTCTGAAACCTCATCATCAATGTGTTGTAGGGGATATGTGGGAAGGGTAATCTCCTGACACAAGTTACTCATCTCCACCTTGTCCTTGAAGGAAGAGTGGGTGTTACAGTGGTCAATATTCATGATGTAGATACGACCAGTCTCTGCTCTCTCCTTTAGGAGGTTTAGAATAAGTTCCTGAGCCTTGATAGTCTTCTTTGGAATAGACTCATCTCGTTCATAACGAACATATAGCTCATCAAATCTATCAGTACCAAAAGTCTCATAGAGTCCAGGTACATCATGCGGTGAGAACAGGCTAATTTCTCCATCCGCAATGAAACGTTCGTAGAAAATCTTTGAAAGTTGGATGGAGTAGTCAAGCTTCCTCACGCGATTGTCTTCTGTACCCTTGTTGTTCTTGAGAACCAGGATGTCTTCTATCTCTTGGTGCCAGATGGGGAAGTGGACTGTTGCTGATCCTCCTCTGATTCCGTTCTGAGTACAGCATCGTACAGTAGATTCAAACTTCTTAAGAAATGGAACAACACCCGTGTGTTGAACTTCTCCACCTCTGATTTTGCTGTTGATCCCACGGATTCTACCTGCGTTAATACCGATACCAGCCCTCTGTGCGACGTATCTGCCAATAGCCA